GGGTACGCTGTTTGTATGGCATCGGGATCACGCTCCTTTCCGGGATACAAAAACCGCCGAAGGTCACCCTTGCAGCGGTTCTTGTCAGTATTGGATATTATCATTATAGCACAGGTCGTATGTATGATTCTATACGATTATTCCAGCATCGCCAGTGCCTTTCTGTGCCACCGGTGGAACGTGTCCCAGGAGCAGGGCAGTTCCACACAGACCTGTTCGCAGGTCATGCCGTCCAGATACCGCAGCCGCATCAGCCGACGCAGCTCCGGCGGCAGGGTGTCAATGGCGTTCTCCACGGCTGCCTGTTCCTCCAGCAGGACGCACTGCTTTCTCCGGTAGAGCCGTGCCAGTGCCTCCTTCTTCTCCACATACCGCTGTGCCTCTGACAACGGTTCTCCCCGTTGGTGCGGACTGTCGCCGTATGTCACGCTGTGGCAGCCCTTGCTTTCTTCCAGTGCGTTCAGCCGCCTTGTGATGTCGGCGAGTTCCCGTTGGATGCTGCCGTATCGGCGTAGATCGTCTTTGGTCATTGCATCTCCTCCAGTTCCGGCAGCCCTGCTTTCTGCCGCAGTTCATTGCACACCTGCCGCAGGTCAATGCTGTGCAGTGTCAGTGCCGCATAGTACGGCGTGAGCAGGTCACGCTCGATCGACCGGAACTGTGCCAGATCGTTGGCACTCCGTGTTCTGGCGTAGCGTTCCAGTGCAGTGCGGTACCGGTTCATCTGCCCACGCAGGATATGCTCTGCGATGCGGATGCAGCCGGTGTCGTCCTTGCAGCTGTCGGCACTGTTTTTGCTGTCCTTCTGGAACAGCGGGCAGCTGGTCACACAGTAGGTCTCGTAAACGCTGCCGTTCGATCTCTGCCGGTGCTTTTCCGCAGTCCAGCCCTCGACCGGCACAAAGCGGCGTGACCAGCTGCATCCGGTTGACGCACTGGGAACGGCGTGCCTGCACCGCCAGCAGAGCGTGGCTTTCTTGATTTGCTTGTTTTCCATGTAGATCCACTCCTTTTGGGTTTCATGCTTGGTTTATGCTCGGCGAGTGTTAGGCTTACGCTCGGCGTGCGTTAGCGTTTCTTCCTGTTCTCCCGATACTGTTTCTGATACGCTTTCCGCCGGCGTATGGCACAGGCGTTGCAGAATCTCCGGTCACCTTTCACGCCGATCAGCAGCTTGCCGCAGTTTTCGCAGTGCTTGGTGTTCATGGCTGTGCCTCCTTCGCTTTGCGTATTCTCGCTTTCAGACTGTCGATCAGGGCGTCCTGCGTCGCGTTCTTGTCCTGCAGGGCAGCAAGGACATCGTCGTCCCGTGTGCCGGTCACTGCAAGGTGATGCACGAAAACTGTAGCTGTCTGCCCCTGCCGGTGCAGCCGCTTGTTTGCCTGCTGATACAGTTCCAAGGACCAGTTCAGCCCGAACCAGACTACGTGGTTTCCGCCCTGCTGCAAATTCAGTCCGTAGGCACAAGATGCGGGGTGTGCCAGCAGAATATCGATCTGACGGGCGTTCCAGTCCGCTGCGTCCTGTGCATTTTGCAGTACGCGGACACGCAGCTTAGAACCCGCCAGCAACGCCGTGATTCGGGTTACGTCATGCCGGAAATTGTAAAACACCAGTGCCGGTGCCCCGTGCAGCTGCTCCAGAAGCTCCTCAAACGCCTCCAGCTTGCACCGGTGTATCTCTACCGCACTGCGGTTCTCGTCGTATACAGCCCCGTTACACAGCTGCAGCAGCTTGTTGGACAACGCTGCCGCCGATCCGGCATCGATCGTAGCTTCGTCCACCTCCAGCAGCATTTCCCTTTCCAGCTGCTGATACGCTTTCGCTGCCTTACTGTCCAGCTGCACCGGGATCGTGTCATACACCAATTCCGGCAGCTGCAAATAATCCTCGGCTTTCATGCTGATGCAGATGTCGCCGATCTTGTCCTGTATGGCCTTCTGTGCATCTTCCTTTGCCTCATAGGTCGTGAAGTGTCCGCCGTGGGTATTGCTGTTGAAATACATCTCCCGAAATCCGGTGACAGTCCGCCCCAGACGGATACCGCCGTCCAGCAGATACAGCTGTGCCCACAGATCCTGAATGCTGTTCGGTGCCGGTGTGCCGGTCAGTTCGATCAGCCGCTGCACGTGAGGCCGGATCCACGTCAAAGACTTAAACCGCTTTGCCTTGCTGGATTTGAAACTGCTGCTTTCGTCGATAACGATCATGTCAAACGGCCATGCGTTTTTGAAATAATCCACCAGCCAGACGACATTCTCCCGATTCGTGATGTAGACATCTGCCGGACTGCACGCTGCACGGATCCGCTTCTGTGTGCTGCCCAGAATCATGGAGAACCGCAGGTGCCGCAGATGATCCCACTTCGCCGCCTCTGTGTCCCATGTAGCTTCGGCAACTTTCTTCGGGGCGATGATCAGACACCGGCACACCTGCAGCCGATTATAGATCAGCTCCTGTACGGCGGTCAGTGTGATCACCGTTTTTCCCAGCCCCATATCCAGAAACAGCCCCAGTGCCCGATCGGATACGATCCGGTCAATGCAGTACTGCTGGTAGGGGTGCGGCGTGAACTTCATTCCGGCAGTCCATACGCGGTGATATGCTTTTGCATGAACTTGTCCACCTCCTCCTGTGTACTCAGCACATAGACTCTCGTGCCGACCGCAGCCAGCCGCTTTATCTGCAGCTGCTGGGATTTGGATAGATTGCCTTTTCGCCCCGGGGCTTTCAGTTCCACCGGCACGATCCCGCCGCCCGGGAAAAATACCAGACGGTCAGGTACGCCGCAGCAGCCCGGCGACGTCCACTTGTATGCCCTGCCGCCGATACGCCGTACACAGCGGCAAAGATAGCGTTCCACTTGTTTTTCATCGTCCATGTCAGTCCTCGCTTTCGTTTTTGTGACCTCACGCACGCACGCGTATACATACACGCATCAGGCGTATTAGGTATATTATATACCCCTCTATTCCCCTATTTTATATATTCTATTACTATTAAAGTTGACAAGTTGACAAATAATAAAATATATCGCAGCTACGATGCTTTTACGTCAACTTTGCTGTCAACTTCTCTGTCAAACTGTCAAAGTTCCCATGTTTTCCCATAGTTGACGGCAAAAGAGAAAGTTGACGGTTTAGGGTATCCGTAAAAATCCTTTTTGCGTGCCATACACGACACCGAACCGCATATTGGATTTACATCTTTCCCACCCCGGGATCCTAGCCAAAATTGCATTGATCTCCGCCGCATCAGACCTCCGGAAATAGCGGATCTCGCCGCCAAAGACCTCGCACCAGATCTCAACGGCACATACCCGTTCCCGACGTTTCAGCTTCGTCTTTTCCTTGTCATTGGCGAAGCCGCCCGCCCAGTACATCTTGCGCTCAAACAGCGTCCGTTTCTCCCAGTCCACCGGAATCTCCCGATCCAGAAAGTCCCGGATAACGCCCTCTTTCGCACTGTGCTCGCTGTGTTCTTCCTGTGCTTGCTTTGCGTATGCCTCTACCTCCGGCAGCAGATACAGCTTTTCGCCGTTGTGCCACAGTGTGAGTGCCTCTGCCCAGATCTGCGGCACATTTGCCGCCAGTTCCGTGAATACGCTTTTCGCCGGTTGCTGTACGCCGCACTCCACCGGCCAGAAACGCCGGTTTCCCGTATGGTCCCGCAGGAATTCTTCTTCGTTGGTCGTGCCGAAGAATACGCATCTTCTGGGGTACCGTCCCGTTCGTCTGCCGTAGGGCTCCCGAAAAATGTCCTCCTGCTTGGACAAAAACTGCTTGATCTTGTTGTCGTCCGCCTTGGACATTCCCACCAGTTCCGCAAGCTCCATGATCCAAGATCCCTGTATGGTTTCGTATGCGTCCTTTCCGTCAAACGTTGTCAGACTGTCGTTGAACCACTTCGGTGCCAGCAGCCGCAGCAGTGTGGATTTTCCCAGCCCCTGCGGACCCGCCAGAACCGGCATATAGTCGTACTTGATGCCGGGAAGCATGGCACGTGCCACCGCCGCAGTCAGGGAAGTTCTCGCCACAGCACGGGTATAGGCACTGTCTGCGGCTCCCAGATAGTCGATGTACAAGGTTTCTACTCTCGGCACGCCGTCCCATTCCGGAAGGCTTTTCAGATAATCCTGCACGGCATTGATCTTGTTTCGGTGACAGCACAGGCTCACCGCGTCGCTGATCCGGTCCTTTCCGGTCACGGCGTATACCTTTTCGATGTAGTGCCGCAGTCCGGCATCGTCGTTGTCCGTCCAGTCCCGCACCTCCGGACTGTCGTTCCAAGGCAGTGCACCCAAGCACAGGATCCGGTTGGAAAATTCCTCGAAAACAAACTTTCCTTTCAGATTCGGATCGTTTTCCAGAATAATCAGTACGTTGTCTGTGGTTTTCAGGGGTTTTCCGGATTCAGAATGTACCTGCAGCAGCTGCATCCAGTCCGCATTTTCCGCAGGTGCAGCCCCGAACGCCGCCGTAGCAGTGGCGTACCGTTCCTGCAGCAGCAGTTGTGCTACGCTGGTGTCTTTGACCGCATAATCACACGCCGCCTGATAGGACGGCAGCTTGTTTGTCGGCGTATCCGGCTTTGCATCGCTGTCTTTGTCGCCGAACAGATGCAGCCGCATCAGGTCAAACGCATTGCATAGCTTGCCGCCTGCCGGATCGTGTGCGTGGTGGGAAAAGAGAAACTTGCCGCCCTCATAGACCACCGCACCGCCGGTAGTTGTACCGCCGGCATAGGTGAAGCGATCTCCGGTATCACACACCGTGTACTTGTCCGGCAGGATCTCTGCAATGACCTTGTACACGTCATATATCCGGCAGAA